CAATATCACCTTTTAAATAACAACCGATCAAATCGTTTTCATCGATTTCATCAAGGGAAAAATCATTCAAAGCTGTTTTTGCAAAAAACGAAAATGCTTTCATCGCCCCTTCGTTTGCTTCACCGTTCGATTTGACAAGACCGTATCTTTCAATTTGTTTCATGCCTTTTTGGGTAGCAAGTGTGACAATCATTTTACCGAAGTCTTTTTTATATTCAACTTCGACAATCTTGAAAATATAAGTACCTTCGGGAATAATAGAAAATCCAGTCTCAACAAGTTTAATAGCCATAATAAATTACCTCTTTTCTTTAAATTGATTCTTGAAAAATAACGCCGACGATATCTTGATTTTTAATAACAACTAAATAATTAATGCTTTTTTCATTAAAATCAATCGACCCGGTATAAACATGATCCTGTTTTTCCAGCAAGCCGAAAGCTTCATTTGATATGCTAACTTCTTTACCACTATGATCCTGAAAAATTCTTCTGATTGCTCTGGAACTTCCGTCAGCTTCAAGAACAATCGCCCTGCTTAATTCAGCAACTTTCGCCAATTCATCAATATCGAAGTTATTAAACACTTTGGTTAAAAGCATTGATTCATCAGCTTTTGCCGTTTGATAAAAATTTAGGGCAAAATCAGGTATAACCGTGGCAACTTCTCCTGAAACTAAAAAGCTATAGCCGTGACCTTTCATGAGTTTACCGTGTGCGCCAGTCTTTTTAGCAAATTTTTCAAATTTCATAGCTACACTTCCTTTTCAATTTCTATTTTTTTAATATCAGTGAATTTGAAAGATGTTACTTTATCAACTGTTTCAATTGCCAGCTTTTTACCTTTTTCATCACCGATAGAATAAACTTTTAAAACATTACCGGTAAAAACTAACTTCCCGCCTTGTTTCAAACTAACATTTACAATCATTGTTATCCACCGCCTTTACCGACATTCGATATTCTACTTTATCAATTTTGTATTTTTCGTAAAGATCGTCGGCTTTCAATTTATCAGTATCTACTGCTGATTTAATATTTTTGGATAACGTATAAACATAGGCTGCCGACTTCACTTCAACCCGGTCGTCATTTTCACCGAATTTGCCTTGAAGTGTCTTTTTTAGTTTATCCTTGTTATCCCTCAACCGCTTTTCGATGACCTTGATTTCAGCAGACGCTTTATCATATGCAATTTGATCGGCGTCTATTACTGCAAGCAGTTTTTCTATTTCGTCATCTTTTACACCAACAACGTTTGTCCTTAATGCTTTTAAAATATCAGCATCCTTTTTTTCATCAAAATCAGGAGAAATACCAGTTTCAACATGCTTTTTCCAAAAAGCAACAGCAGGTTTTAAATATCGTTCTTCAAAATCGGGAAAATCTTCCGACATGGAAAATTCAACTTCAATAGTATTGTCGATGTTGGGTACAAAAGCTTCTGGATTTTCATAATCTTTATCCTGTAAGAACGAACAGGTCATCATGACGTTATCGATCCCCGATAGATGAGCATATAGCGCAGCTTGCAGTTTATAATAAATTGGTACATCATTCAGCCAATCTTCGGCACGCTTTGTAGTTTTAATTTCGACGATCAGGTCGTCTGATTTTGCGTCCCACATGCCGCCAAAAATTTCAACATCACCGTAAAAATCGCCATAGGTTTTCTTGAAATAATCTTTACCGTAAACATCTTCCGGCGATTGGATATCAAGAAAATACCTGTTTTTCAGATAGTCAATAATTTTAGGTTCAATTACTTTACCTGCGATCGTATAAATGCTATCAACAAATGGTTCTTCGTATGTCCGTGTCATTTCACACCACACCGCGAAAGGAGTTTTCCAAGCATTTAACCCCAGCACTGCAGCGAAACGTGTTGCAGTCATTTTTTTGAATTTTTTCGGTAATTTATCAATTTCGATGTGTTTATCAACAAATTTCATCATGCACCTGCTTTCGCAATTTTTTCACCAATCTCAATTAGAAGGGTATCAGCAGCCTTTTTCGTCATACCTGCCTTAATTTTGCCGACAGTTTCAGTGATATAGCTTTCATAATCGCCTTCGGTTTCACGAAGTTTTTTAAGACCATTCTTAATAGCAGTAATTTGTGTTTTAGTGCATTCAGCTTCTCTATCACCTGCACCGGTCAATTCTTCAACAGCTTGTTTACGATCTGCAGCGGTGGCAGGTGGTTTTCTGCCAGCTTTAGGCTTTTCGACTTCTTTATCTGCATTTGCGCCGATAGTAGGTTCGATAGAATCATTTTCAACAATGTCTAAAACAAGTTGATACAAATACCGTCGGGCGTATGTTATTTCCGACCCTAACGCCTGCATTTCATTCATTTTACGTTTACCTTCTGCCGATATGATATCCAGCTGTTTCATCTCAAATCCGAAACAAATACATTCGTCGGTTTTGTCGGTGTTATATAAAATACCGTTTGCAAAGCCTTTGTCAAATCCACAGACAAAAAGGCATTTATATTTTGCGAATAACTCGTTCGCAGTTGGCACGATGTCTGACAGTTCGAAATATTTATATTCTGCAAATCGATTGATCCCCGATTTTTTTATATTCGCATTTGCAAACTCCAATCGTACTGCCAGTAATTTTTGATAAACATTCATATTGCTATAATCTTCTGTTTTTGTAGTTGCCATTTTTTCAACTTCCTCTCGGTTCTTTTTATTTTTTTTAGTTTTGCCAAGAAAATCGGCAATTCGCTTTTTGGCAAGTTCGATGTAAAACGAACGATCAATGTCTGTCACTTTTAGACAATTGGTATTATCAACAAAACAATGTTCAGGCACGTCCGGCATTTTATGAAGTCGACCAGCTTTTACTTTGTAAATCAAACCGTATTTTTTATCGGTTACAGCATAAACACGGTTCACACGTTGAACAGTGATATTATCATCACCGACCGCCCAAACAGTATTTTGAAAAGTGCCGCCTGTTTTACAGATCATTTGAAAATCAAAGATGTTGCCAGCGTTATTGATCGTATCTTCGACCGGCACAGAATTCATGAAATATTCAACAACTGCTTTTTGAACAATAATCAGGGAATTGTTTTTGAAATTCCCGCCCTGCCACAATGAAACATAGCCGCCTTTTGTATTTATTTTGCGTTTATCTTCCTTCGTAAACGTTTTAATACCGTCCCGGATCAAATACGTCGCACCAACTTGTACGATGTAGTTGTTGACGTCCTTTTGCGCTATGCGGTGTATTTCCGTATATTCCATGTTCAGCCGTGTTCGCCGTTCCCATTCTTCAACTATCTCGTTGATCTGCTTTTCATTTTCTACAGGAAACTTAATCATTAACCCGTCGGTATTTGATTGGATCAGGCTGAATCCTTCAACCGCTTCCAGTTTTTCAATCAAATCTGTCAAAAATAGCTGACCTGTTATACAAATATGATTTGCACCACGCGGATCATACAGCGGGTTATATTGGTTTTTCATGGCGCCGTAAGTGCTGTTTAAAACCAGTTTTAACGCCCCAGCTGTTTCGTCGTTCCCTTCGTGTTTGGCTTTTATACGGGTGTGATATACGTTCGCATAACCTTCAGCACTGGGTATCGATCTTGAAATATAACCGTATTCCAACATCATCGACGGATAATAGCTGCCGACATCGATGTCAACGATTTTCATTTCGTCCGTTGATTGGTCAAAATAGTTTTCTCTTGCCCCGTGGATACCGCCCCAGCCGTATACATGCGGCACACCGGCAACATCACATTTTAGCTTTTGATCGTAGTCAATGTGTCTAAAAAAATCGAACGGTTCATGATATTTTTTCAACATCAGTTCGTCAGGTGGTACGTAATCAAATTCGTCACCATAATCAGCCCGTGTCGCATTCAGAAACGTTGCTGTGAGCTTCGGATTAGTTAATGACAGGGAAATGCTTTCGTCAATGCCTTTCAACCGTCCTACAGCAATTTTGCCGTTCAAATAGCTTTTTCTTTCGTGATAAAGTTTGACAGTATTTGATACGTCGGTTTTACAGTAGAAAATAACTTCTTCTGCTTCCGCTGCCGTCAATTTACGATTGATGTTAAAATCAATTGATGATTCAACTATCGATTGACACAAATTACCTTCGATTGCTTTCAGTGACAAGCCTTTATCAGCGATATCGTCACGCAAATCAAAACTTTTAAACAGTTTCTTTTGATACTGAACAAATGGAAATTCCCACCCGTTACCGTGCTGTATGATAATAAAGTCGTTGTGCGCTTTCACAGTTTCAGGATCGGCACCGGTCAACATCGACTGCGTCACCCAATCGTCATAATGCTTATTGTTGAACCCGCCGAAAAGCAACCCTTGACGCAACATAAACCGCTTTAAGCCGACAGTATCATTGTGAAATACTGCTATTTCTTTTTCATCGGTATCGGAGAAAACCACAACCCAGTCGTGCGCAAAAACCTCGATGTCATAAATGTATATTTTCATTTTTTCACACCTCTCTGCGCTCTTTGATACTCTGAAACGTATTCAGTAAACAGCTTTTCGTTAAAGTCACTGAATCCGCTTAAAGCCCTGTATATATCCTTTTCAACTGTTCCTTTAGTAATAAAATGGATATAACTGCATTTCTGCGTTTGTCCGTTACGATGAATACGATCGCGGCTTTGTTCTAAAATATTTGAACGTAGTGTCGGTTCATAGTAAAGGATCGTATCAGCTGCAAACAAATCAATTCCCTGACACCCGCTGACGTATTGGCACACAATAACACGGATAGATTCGTCTGACTGAAATTTTCGCCAAATGCTCTTATCCTTCTGCCTGCCGTCTAAAACGATTGTCTTTAATTTCCGTTTTTTTAGTAAGGAGACAATATTATCAATACTTCGTGTGAATTCAGCAAAGATGACCAGCTTTTTATCAAAGCCGTCTAAGAATTCATCAAGTGCATTGATCTTTTCACATTTCAAATCTGTTAACGACCCGGTGTCATCAATAAGAAAACCGCTTGCGATTTGTCGAAGTTTCGACAATTTAACCAGTGGATTATCAGCCACAAATTCAATATCAAGGCTTGCAGAATGTTTTGCAATTTCCTTGTACAGCTTTTTATCAGGCAGTTCCAATTCGATGATTTCATCAGGTAATTTATCCGGTAAATCAAGACATTCGTTTTTAGTCACCCTGTACGAATAGTAGTCAACGATTTCTTGTAACGCAGTAATGTTCCTGTAACGGTACGGTTTATGGAACTGATCCAGCAGGGCATATTTATCAAGAAATTCGTAATAAGTACCCTTGCCGCCGTCAGAGATCCTGAAAATGTTACTGTAAACCCTGCTACCTACTAAATACGGATCAAGAAAGCAAATCAAAGACCAAAAATTATCAAGCTGTCCGTTTGATATCGGCGTACCTGTCAGCGCATATCTGTATTTTGCCGTCACTGCCAACTTTAAAATAAACGTAGCACGTTTTGAAGTACGATTTTTAATACTATGCGCTTCGTCGATCACAATAGCGTCATACTGCCGATCGTACGGATTAAATTTATTCCGGTCATATCGCCACACTTTGTCATAATTGATAACTTCAACGTGCGTTTTCAAGCGTGTTTGTGATTCGGTGTCAAACATTTGAATATCGCGATCCCATGACCCAATTACTGATTTAGGGCAAATGACCAAAGCAGTTTTTATAACCTTTGACTGTATCAGCTCATTCAGCCTCGTCAATGTGGGTATTGTTTTGCCTGTTCCCTGTTCCATGAATAACATAAAAGAATTGTATGATCTTAAATAGGCGAGAGCGGTTTTTTGATGATCGTAAAGTTTCATTGCGTTACGCCTGCGCTATCAACAGACCAAGAACGAAACCCATTACGAAAATTGATATTTCAATCCACCAGTACCACAGCGTCGCCCATATATAAGACTTGATCCCACAACGTGGTTTTCTCATATGGCAGCACCTTCCTTTTTCCATTTTTCAAAAGCCATAACGTTTTTAGGTTCTGCATAAAATTTCCGAATCGCTTCGGCAAAACGATTGATTTTTGCAAACTGTGGGTGTCCGACTGTTTCAACAGTTATTTTATTTTCAGTCATGTATCTCACACCCTCATTCGTTGAATTTATAAAATCTTTCACGCATAAAACCTATTCGGCGTTGAACAATATCAACGTTATAATTACCGGTTACGTAGCGAGAAAACGATCTGTCTGTAACACCTACCGCCTTATGTTTTCTACAATAGCGCAGGTAATGTCCATAAAGCACTTGTTTCATAATCAAATTCTGTTCGTACTGTTGCAAAAACTCTGAAATAAAATCGTCGACAGTCTGATTTTGAAAACTCACACTGTTTTCAATCAATGGAATTTGAAACAACTGACAGATCAACGGCAGTTTGTACTTTGGACAGCCTTTCAAGATCGTTGCTATTTCCGACAGCTGACTATAAGTAAGTTTGTCAGGATCATATGGTTCAGCGTTCACAGCGTATTTACCAGTTTTACGAATCGCCGGGATTACGTCGTGCGTGATCCAGCGTTTAAACGCTTTGGCTTCTGGCTTGCGACTAGAAAGTACAATGTTATATAATCCGTATTCGTTAACCGCTGTAACGTCTTGTCTTCCGCCAAGGGTGTCCAGTTCAACCAGCCCCCTTTCATCATCGTCAAGCCTAGCTACAGCGTCACGATATTTACGAATATCTAAAATTTCACAGACATCTTTTGCAATAAACCACGGTTCACCGTTATAACCGACAGTTCTGATCTGACCGAATTCAGGACTATTAAAAATTTGCATTTCGTTCACAAACTCACCCCTTTCGTGGTATAATTTCATTGGTTTTTATTTTTTGTTTTGGCAGCTTTCGAGCTGCTATTTTTTTAAGGACGGTGTATGACGCAATGTATATTTGCACTTTTTCAGAATTTAAAGTTATGTATAACCTGCGTAACGCTTACAAAAAAACTGATAATATTTCAGATGCCAGTCAAATATTTTTTACAAATTACGGATTAGACAGTCAAAACATTGAGGAACTACCTGCTAAATTACATGCTGACCTAATTGCGTTATCTAAAGAAAACCTTTTAACATACACTGAACCTCATCAGTTTCTTCTTGCAACACGATACGAAACAATTTATACAGACCCGATTTGCAATATCGAAATCACAACCGCAGGACGTCGTTATTTCTACGACCTGATACTGAACGTACTATTACCGTCAGGAGCAAAAATCATTGGTGTAATCGGTACACTTATCGGTATTTTTTATTTTTTTCGGAAATAAATTCCGATATTGAAAAAATCGGCACATATAACGCGAAGATCAGATTATTAATAAATCTTTCGCTTGTCAGTTTTGCACTTATAAAAAGTAGTTTATCGATAAACCACAAACGTCTACATTTAGGACAACGCCACCCTTCATAATTTTCATGACAATGAGTTTTACAGTATTTTTCCAAACTTTCACCTCACTTTCGCAGCTTTCAAGCTGCTATTTTTTTATTTAAAATCGTAATTAATCGTTTTTGCACAATATATTTTTTCACCTCGCTTTCTAGATTGCGCCCGGCTTTTGTCACTCTTTAAGTGACATCTTTTGCAAAAAAAATTGCAGCCGGATTTTCGATTTCAAGAATTTCAACCATTGCAATCATTTCATCAGAATCAAATTTCCTTTTATTCATTTTAGAATAAAAGGTTTTATCGGTTATTCCGAGCTTTTTTGCAACAGTTCTTTGAGAAAAACCTTTTTTCGCAATGATACCACGTAATGCGTCAGTATCAATCATACTTTCACCCCCTGTCACTTACGACGTAACTAAATTATATTCTCGTTCCGGTAACGTGTCAAGTGATTTTTCCCGTAATTCAAGTATTTTTTGTTGCTTATTATGTAATTTATGTTATAATTGAGTTACAGATTTATTTTGTGAAGGAGTTTTGAAAATGGATACTATCGGCAAACGTATGCGATTAGCCCGTATTAACAAAGAAAAAACTTTGGAAGATATTGCTAAAGCCGTAGGTGTGAGCCGCCAAACAATTCAGCGATATGAAAGTGGCGTCATCGGAAATATTCCTTCTGATAAAATAGAAGGTATTGCAAAAGCATTAACTGTAACA